GTAAAGTAAATATTACATTCAGGAGCTAAAGTATTAATTACAGCATATAAATCGGTTCCATTTTCATCAACTGGATCAGTATGAAGGAGTAGAGCACATTTATCAGCTTTTTCTTTAGATAATTGAGATACGAATTCTTTAAAAGCTAAGATAGTATCTGGAATTTGTTTGCGGCGAATGTTTCTAGAATTAAAAAATGCTATAAAATCAAAGTTTTTATCTCCAAAAATTTGTTTTTTTAAATTCTGATAGTCTTTATTTTGTTCTTTATTTTCCATAGGATAGAAAATTACATGGTTTAAACCATGAGGAACATATCTAATAACTCGGTTTTTAGCTTTATTACCTAAAACAAGTTTATTGATATTAACAGTTTGTTTAGAAATTCCAAATAAAGCATCACACGATTCATAGAATGCTTTATTGTAGTAAGGTGCTGGAAGATCATCCCAAATATTCAAATATACGATAGGGATTTTTTTACGAATTTCGTTTTCAATTTGGAATAACCAAACCCAATAACGTGGATCTGTAATTAAAAATATAGCATCTGGTTTTTCGGTATTTAAAAGATTTCTCATAAACTGAGCATCTCCATACCCATTTATAGGATAAAGAATAACATTTGAATCTTCTATACCAGCATTAATATTAGTATCTTGGCTTAAATCTAGTCGTTTACCAATATCAGGGTGATTAATTGCACCTCCAACATTTACCCAATTATATTTGTAGGCTGTACCAATTACTAATTCTTTTCCTACAGTTCCGATACCAGAAGGCATTCTAATATCATCACACATCAACAGGATTTTTTTCCTTTGATCCTTCGGAATATAACCGTCTTTCATAAATTATTAAATATCTAAATCGTTGTGACTATGGATTTGTTTTCTAAACGTCTCATCTGTAAGATACAAATGAATTGTTCGATCGGCAAGTTTTTGAAATGAAAACTTGTGACGAACGCAAGAAACTTTAAATTCGTCAAATAAGTCACTTTGGATTTTTACACTCGTAAGTGTCATGTCCTTTTTACTCATAACATTGTTTTTAAATTATATACGACTATAAATATATTAAGATAGTCCCCTATCGCATAGACTTGCATTGCCTTTGAAAGGACAGTACGTACAGTTATACTTTGAGGGATTCTTTAACTGAGGACCGGTATTATAGGACCCATCCTTATTAAAAGCCATCTCGATAAATTCATGGATTGTTTTAGTTGCTTTATTAAGCTTTATCTTACCAGAAGCTGGTACATGGATTTGTACTCTAGGGTCTGGAAAGTCAGGATTACCGTGTAATTTTCTTTTAACAATGAAATATTCAATATCAATATTATTAATTGGGAACCCATATTGTTCACTAAAGAACTTTTTGTAAAGAATTAACTGCATCATTTTTACTTCGTCAGTCTTTTCTTTATCTCTCCAACCGCGAGTTGAAGTTTTAATGTCTATAATTTTGACTTTATTAGATGTTTCGTCGTACAAAACAACATCCAAAAATCCTTTATAGAACAAGTTTTTATAAGCAGGGTTAGGCTGGAGAGTAATAGGTACTTCAATACCTACTAACCACCAGCCTCGCTTACTAAAATATTTACCTTTATTTCGTTTAAACCAAGAAAGAATAGCTAAACCATCCTCATAAAACTCTCTTAGTTCTTCTGGGGAAGAAAAATGTTCTTTTTTATTTCGTTCGTAATCAGTTCTATATCCTTCTCTAAGTTTTTGTTCGAATTGTTCCTCTAAATTAATTTGGTCTGCAGCGGTTTTACTTACGTTATAAAACGCAGTTAAATAGTCCTGCATAACCGCGTGTATAGCGGTACCAAACGTCATATGAATCGATACTTCCGACGTATAATGCCCATCCCGATATTGGAGCGCCCATTTATGTGGGCAGCTCTCAAACATCGAGAATTGACTAAACGAAATCATTTTCTGAAATCGATGGTCAATGTCTGGGGGCGTGTGTTGTTGTACCTCCTTAATTATAGGGGGTATTTTCTTTTTCAAGGTAATTTTTTATTAATTCAATATCTTTAATTCTTTCATTTATTTGATATTGACTATTAAAATCTGATCTTACATCAAATATATCATTACTACGATCTATATAAGTTTGATCATTATTAAGCCCGGTTTCATCAAATCTATAATGTTCAATTATAATTCGATCTTCATTAACATAAGATACTTTAGCTTGATATATTATTTCACTTACCCAACTGTCACTAGCGGCATTAGTACTTAAACGACCTGTAATATCAATCCATTTTTTAGGTACTATAGGAAAAGTAACCCAACAATAATTTGGAATTTCGGTGTTTCTAACATAATGGTATAAACTAGGAGTAAGAGGGTTAATTACCCTAAACTGGTTACTATATTCTTGGAGTATTAAATCCCAATTATTACTTTGAAATTCAGTATCATCATTTATAGTCCAAATAAATTCTCCAGAAGCATGTTTAATTAATTCATTTTGATAGACATGCATTCCTTTATAATATTGTCTTTCAAATAAAAACATTTTAGTATTAGGATGATTATCTATAAAATTAGTAACAAAATTTATAGTTTCTAAATCATCATTATCTACAGCAAGTAATACTTCAAAATTATCTTTATTAAAACAAGTATTATAAATTGAATTTAAAATATTAGATAATTGGAAAACCCTATTTCTTGTAGGTAAAGTAAAACTTACAATCATATTACTTCCATTTACCTCTCATAACTAACTGGGCGATAATTCCATAATTAGAAATATCAATAAAGCTATCAATCATTGCTTCTCCTGCTACGTAATTTTTTCCATTACGTTGAAGCATATTTTTTAAACGATTGATTTTATCATTGCAACGAAGCCAAATACCCGTAATAGATAAGCTAATATCTTCTGGTTTTTCTAGGGTAGAACCTAGAGCAATATTTTGAAGACCATAATCCATCATTTTAGCAGCAAACAATTCGTATTGTTCTTTTTGAATTTGTTGAAATTCGTACGCTAGTTCAGGATATTTTTGTTCAAAATCTATAACTGCTTTTGAATTACCGTAACCTACTTGTTCTTCCATTTAAAGAGTTTTTATTAATTTATCTTGTTCTTTTTGATTGATTCCCATTTTCCACAAAATACTTCGAACACCTGGTTCTCGGATTATATCAATGTAATGATCGGCTTCACCTAAACTACATTCATAATATTTTGCTACGTATTCTGCTACACTTTGTGGTCTTTGTTTTTTACTTGGCTTGATATACTTTAACCAAACCTTTTTCTTTGGGATCATTTCTCGATAAATGGTATAAATCTGTTTCTTATTCTGGGGGCTTATTTTTTGGACATAATTCACAAGTTCTATGTAATTTATATCCATCGATAAATATCTATGAACCATATAAGAATTGAATGAATCCCATGACTCTTCCGTGAAATTTTCAGGAAGAGTCTTTTTGACTGTTATCTCTTCCAGCCAATCAAATAGTGTCTTCGTAGTCGTCTTTGATGTCACCTGGTAGAGTTTCTTTTAAAATACGTCCTGTTTTGACATCATAAAACACAGGGATAGGAATTAGTGCATCTTGTGCAGTACCTACAGCAAAGCGTGATGCTTTACGCAAGATAAGACCTTCAGCAACTACGTAGTTACCATCTGGAGTTTCTACTTTTTCTGTGTTTTTGAGATCAATATTGAGTTTAAGATCTTGATTTTGGTTCATGTGTTTTCTTTTTTATGTTTAATCCAATCAATATAGAAGCCAATTGCTACTATAATATTCATTCCAAATGATGCTAATATTTCATAAATGTCTTCATAGATATTCATTGTCAAATGGACATGTCCTACCATCCAGAAAGGTATGGATAAATTACTTGATATCCAAGTAATAGTATATTTAAGGAACGTTTTCAAATGTAACATCTTCTATTTCTCTACAAAAATAAAATACTCCATCTTTTTTAAGTACTGAATCGCAGTGCCAATGTTCTTTTAATGAATCTACATCTAAATTAGGTCGATCTCTTAGTGTTCTTACTAGTTTAAAAGAACGATTACCCATACTTAGGATTTGGTAGTTCATATAACCTGAATAATTTTAGCTATACAAGCCATAATATTGATTTCTTTATCAATTCTAAAGTTAGAATGATATTGATATTCTTCAATAATAATCGTTATCATACCTTCCTGCCCTCCAGCATATACTGAAGCGTTTTCATAAAGTGCTTTAAATAACTCATCATAATCATTAATGTTAGAATCAACAACTATCTGGCGGATAGTTTTCCAGTTTTTACTAGTTTTAAGTTCGTTTATAACTTGCTCAACATAGTTATTTGATACAAGTATTGATTTATCAAGTACAAGTTTATTATCAATAGTAGATAATTGAGATGTACCTAAAATTTTACGAATGTCTGGGTAGTATTGTTTAACAATTGGACCTAGTGTTTCTTTAGTCCATTCAACTCCTTCTTTATCTAGAATACCGGCTACGTGAGCAGCTACTTCTTTCATTGAAGGAGGTACAATTTTAAGTACCTGACAACGTGATTGAAGGGGATCAATAATACGCTCAATGTAGTTACAAGTTAAAATAAAACGAGTACTACGTGAAAAGGTTTCAATAATATTTCTTAGAGATGCTTGCGCTTGGATTGTGAGAAAGTCCGCCTCATCCAAGATGACAACCTTAAGCGGTTTAAACGAAGCCGAACTCGCAAAACCCTGCACTTTGTCTCTAATAGTTTCGATTCCGCGTTCGTCTGAAGCATTGATGTAAAGATAATCACAATCAATATTTCCAACAATAAGCTTAGCAAGAGTAGTTTTTCCGGTTCCGGGCCCACTATAAAATATAAGATTTTGTATGTCGTTTTGTTCTATGTACTTCGATATAGTAGCTTTAATTTGTTCGTTACCTACATAACTCTCTAGAGTTTTACTGCGATATTTTTCAACAAATAAAGTATGTTCTTTATTCGAAGTCACCATACAAATCGTATTTCTTGGGTTCAGGTTTTGGTATTTCCATTTCCTCGGTTGTAATAATATACAACTTTCCCTTTAGAGGTTCAAGTCTAAACGCTTGGGGTTTAACAGTTGCTTGTTGATACCAGGCGTTTAATACCTCAGTTAATGATTCATAAACTTTCTCACCGTTGAGGAGTTTCCACCTGTCACCAGGTGGAACTCGCTCAGCGATTTGAATATTTTTTTCTACTTGTTGGGTATCCATTAGAACATGCCTCCCATTCCAGCCATTGGATCAGATTCTTTCTTATCCTCTGGATTGTCAACTACAACACATTCTGTAAGCAATACTGTACCTGCTACTGAAGCTGCGTTTTCAAGTGCAGT